TGTTGGCACACAAAAGCTGCAGATCCTGGCCTATGAAGAGTACCTTGAGAATTACGTAGACCAAGAGTACAACACAGATACAAGCCTGCGAGGCATTCCTAAGATGGTGTTCCGTGCCCCGAATCAAGAGTACGGCTTAGTCCCTGCTCCAGATCAGGCATACACCTTGATTTATGAGTACTACGCTCATGACACAGCTTTGTCTGCATATGACGATGCACCTACAATCCCTGAGGCTTTCCGTCATGTGATTATTGATGGTGCTATGTATTACGCCTACATGTTCCGTGGTAACACACAAGATGCTGCTGTATCTAAGGATAAGTTTGAGAAGGGCGTTAAGAGTATGCGTACCCTTCTTATCAATCGGTACGACTACGTTAGATCTACAGCACTGATTCAAAACAATCGGCGTACATCGTTTGCCTTTAGGGTGGCATAATGCCTGACCGTTGGCAGACTTATGCCTTTGAGTTTAAGGGTGGGTTGTTAAGTAACCTATCTCCGTTGCAGCAGGGTATTCAGGCTCCAGGCAGTGCCCGTATTTTGCGTAACTTTGAACCGTCTATTGATGGTGGATATCGTAAAGTTCTTGGTTATACAAAGTTCGACAGTGCTAACGTTCCGACATATAATACTCCAAGGGTTCATGGTAGTGGGCAAACTGGCACTACCCTTGTTATTGGTAATCTTTTTTACGAGCCTTCTGAAGGGGATAGTTTTACAATCAGTGGGGTAACCGGCACATACACTATTAATACTGGTGGTGTGTCGTATGATTCTAGTACTAAGCGGGCTACTCTAACGCTGACAACTTCCCTTGCCAGCAGCCCTGCCGATAAAGCAACACTTACCTTTACGACTAACGAAGGTCTTATTGGTGGCTTGGCAATCTGGAATGGTACAGCGATTGCCCAGCGTAATAACATGCTGTATAAGTCTGTCGGCTCTGGCTGGACACAGATCAATGTCCCATCATACGGCACGACGCTGGTTAATGGTGCAGGGCAGACTGGCGGTACGCTAGCGATTGATGGGCTTACGTCCGTTCCGCAAGTCGGTGACACATTTACTGTAGCTGGCATTGAGTTGGTGTACACAGTAACCGCATTGCCTACTGTTACGTCTGGCGGTTCGACTATTACTATTAGTCCTAACCTAGCCTCTAGTCCTGCTGATAATGCTGCTGTTACTTTCCTGACAGCCCATAGAACTACTACAGCCAAGAGCCGATTTATTAAATACCGGATTGGTACAACGGAAAAAATTGCCGGTGTTGATGGTACGAACTACCCGTTTATCTATGACGGTACTACGTACACACAGCTTAACAGTGCCCCAAATGATGTCTATGCTGCTTCGCATGTGACATTCTTTAAGAACCAGATGTTCTTTGCCAAGGGTGACGTAGTAACCTTTACGTCTCCCTACACTGACAATGACTTTACCACAGCCACAGGCTCTGGCGTTATCAGTGTGGGTAGCGCAGTCACAGGATTGGTTGTATTCCGTGATCAGCTAATTATCTTTAGTGAAGATAAAATTAGCAGATTAACTGGAAATACACTTGCAGATTTTGTTTTAGAGCCTATAACTAGGAATATTGGCTGCGTGGATACTGACACTATCCAAGAGGTTGCAGGCGATATCATGTTCCTTGGCCCAGATGGTCTTAGACTTCTGAGTGCTACGGATCGTATTGGTGACTTCAACCTGGGTGTTGTATCTAAAACAATTCAGAAAGAAGCCACGGATCTTATCAGCAACAATGATTCGTTTGCCAGTGTTGTAATCAAGAAGAAATCACAGTACCGGTTGTTTGGATACCGCACTGCCACAGCAAGCAACAGCGCCCCTGGAATCCTAGGCACCCAGCTTGTGGGTGACGGCGGTACATATTTTGGTTGGGCAGAGACACGGGGCTTTAAAGCTTATGTAGCCGACAGTGACTACAACGACAAAGAAGAGATCGTTGTATTTGCAAATGAGTTGGGCTATGTGTATGAGATGGAGTCTGGTTCAAGCTTTGATGGTGCGAACATTGTGGCTACGTTCTCTACTCCGTTTGTACCTGCTGGTGATATCCGTGTACGTAAAACATTCTATAAGATGTTCCTGTACACAGACCCACGGGGTAGCGTTAACGTTTCGGTTAACCTAAAGCTGGACTTTGACACCGAAGGTATCATCCAGCCTGACACATTAATTGTAGGCAACACAACAGGCACGGTAGGTTTCTACGGTTCCCCTGCTGCTGTATATGGCAGCACGGTATATGGAACAAAACTTACTCGTATCTTTGAGACACAAACTGTAGGCTCTGGCTTTTCGGTGTCAATTCAATTTGTATCTGACAGCATAGACCCATCATTCTCGCTTGACGCTGCAACATTAGAGTTTGCCACACACGATAGGCGATAGGAAAACATATGGCTGGTTATACCCGTAATGACACACTAAACAACATTGCTGATGGCAACATCATCAATGCTGCTGACCTTGACGGCGAGTTTGACTCGCTTGTTACTGCATTTGATGCAGTCAATGGTCACACCCACGATGGCACAGCAGCCAATGGCGCACCAATTACTAAGGTTGGCCCAGCACAAGATGTGGTTGTTAGTTCCAGCACAATACTACCTAAGACAACAAACACGGTAGACATAGGTAACGGCACGTTCCAGTTTAAGGATCTGTACATTGACGGTACTGCCAACATTGACAGCCTTACCCTGACATCTGGGGCCACAGTCACAGCAATTCTAGATGAAGACAACATGGCTTCTGACAGTGCTACTGCACTGGCTACCCAGCAGTCCATCAAAGCTTACGTAGATGCACAGGTAACTGCCCAAGACCTTGATATCCAAGGCGACACTGGTGGTGCTTTGTCCATTGATCTGGATTCAGAGACACTGACAATCGCTGGTGGTACGGGTATTGATACCTCTGGTTCTACAAACACAATCACTGTTGCTATTGACTCAACTGTCGCTACCCTGACCGGTACGCAGACATTGACCAATAAGACCCTTACAAGCCCCGTCATCGGGACGATTGTTAACACAGGTACCCTGACCCTACCCACAAGCACAGACACGCTTGTAGGCCGTGCTACCACGGATACACTAACCAATAAGACAGTTAACCTGACCAGCAATACGCTGACAGGTACGATTGCCCAGTTTAATACTGCAGTCTCTGACGCTGACCTAGCCACTCTTGCAGGTACAGAAACTCTTACCAACAAGACGGTCAATCTTACTAGCAACACACTGACTGGCACAATTGCCCAGTTCAATACTGCTCTCTCTGATGCAGACTTTGCTACCCTTGCAGGTACAGAGACCCTTACTAATAAGACACTGACCAGTCCCACTGTTAGTGGTGGCACGATTAATAATGCTGTTATCGGGGGTTCAACTCCGGCTGCTGGTACATTTACTACTGTTGCAGCTACAACTGGTAACATCACGACAGTCAATGCTACGACTGTTAACACCACTACCCTAGACCTGACTAACCTTGAAGTAACAAATATCAAGGCTAAGGACGGTACGGCTGCAGCTACAATTGCAGATGCAACTGGTGTTATTACAATTCCTAGTTCTGTACTTACCACAACAGACATAAATGGTGGTACAATAGATGGTACAAATATTGGTGCCAGCACTGCTGGTACTGGCGCATTTACTACACTCACGTCTAGTAGCACAACGACACTTAATGGGACATCGATTCCATCAAGTAAGACACTTGTTGTAACTACAGACATTGGTACTACAGTTCAGGCATACGATGCTGACACAGCTAAGTACGATGATGTAACGGCTAACTTTACTGGCACCTTACAAAATGGTGGCAGCAATGTCGTAGTTGATTCTGACATCGGTAGCACTGTCCAAGCGTATGATGCTGATACTGCTAAATATGATGACACCACTGCTAACTTTGTAGGTACGCTACAGAATGGTGGTAGTAACGTTGTAGTGGATTCTGATATTGGTAGCACTGTTCAGGCTTATGACAGTAACCTAAGTTCTTTTGTAAGCACCTTTACTCTGCCAACTACAGATAGTACAAACGGGTATGTGCTACAAACAAATGGATCTGGGACTTTGTCTTTTGCTGCTGTAAATGCAGATCCTGCTGGTACTGCAGTCGCATTGGCAATTGCTCTCGGTTGAGTAAGGAAAACTAAATGGCTAATACATTCACAAGTTATTTAAATAAAGACGTAGGCACATCTGCTGCCACAGTCGTTACTGTCGGTGCTAGTACACAGACTACCGTTATCGGTATGTCTTGTTCTAATACTACAGCTAGCCCTGTGACTGCTGATGCTTACATCACACGGTCTGGCACAGATTACTACCTAGTTAAAGGTGCTACGGTACCTGTAGGTGGAACCCTTGTAATTGTAGGAGGAGATCAGAAAGTAGTGTTGGTCGCATCTGATGCACTGAAGGTTGTCTCATCGACTGCCTCGTCCATTGATGCTGTCACATCTGTTCTGGAGATCACCTAATGGCTTACATCGGTAACTCTTCCACATCGCAGAGTTTCACGCCTGCGGTTGACTACTTTAACGGGGACGGCTCGACTGTAGCGTTTACGTTGTCCAAGCCTGTTGCGTCCGTTGCACAGGTTCAGGCTGTCATTGAGAACGTCCCGCAGAATCCTGGTAGTGCTTACACGGTGTCTGGCAACACGATCACCTTCACGAGCGCACCCCCATCCGGCACGGCTAACATCTACGTGTACTACACCAGCCCGATCACGCAGGTGATTGCACCAAGCCAGGGGACGGTAAGCGCAGACCAGATCGCAAGTAACTACGCCTTGTGGAACAAGTCCGGTTCAAATATTAACTACACGGCTGGCAATGTTGGTATCAATACGAGCAGCCCAA